CATTACATCGTCCTCCACAGGGACTCCTGCGGCCTCTAAGACCCTACAAAGCGGGTCACGACTGTCAGCCCTAACTCTGCGAATGTACTGAGAGCTATAGCGAGGGTGGATGCCAGAAGCACTATCGACCAACTGACTAACAGTACCTGAAGGCTTAACAGCAGTAATGGCTGTAGAAGGATTAATGCCCATCCTAGCGGCCCATTCTGCGTTTGTCTTGATGGCCTCTTGCCGCATTGCTCTAAGCCACTTCTTGAGTTCACTCTTGTCTCCTCGTCCTGATAACATAGGGTGATCCATGATACCCGTAAGGGACACGCCCAGCAGAGCCTCGTCCTCTGTATTAGCTCTCCATATACTTCTCAAGTACCGGAAGTCGGTAAGGGTAGCCTGTAAAGTCCCAAGGATAGTTGCAACTCGTACTTTTCGTTTGAGGCTTGCAAGTGTATCGGACGACCTGACAACAACTTCTGATAGATTACAGAATTGGTACGGGCGTAATATTATCTCCGAACAGGGATTCGTACCGAAATCAAAGGAAGCATCTCTGCGCTCGTTTCTTGCAGCTTGTTTTTGACTAGCCACTCTAGAAAAGACGCCTCGCTCTCCAGATCGGGATTCGTATAGGCTTGTCCACTCATTTAAAAATGCCTCAAAATCTGGCTTCTCTGTGTAACACGCTGAGTTATTCGCTAGTCCACGCTGGGGGTTGTCAACCCACCACTGTCCGTGTTTGCACCTTCGTAGTCTGTCGTCTGTGAGGTTGCTGAGACTGATGAGGGCTGATCGTCTAACTCCCCCCACGACGACGATTTGAGCAATCTTGCAGCAAAGATCGTGGCACTCGACGGAGCTAAGTTTTCGTCCAGCAGCGCCTCGAAAGAGGTCAACTGTGAATCGGAACAAGTCAAGCAGAGGCTCTGGACCGCTTGCTCTACCTCCAAAAACCTTAAGCGTGGAACCTGCAGGTCGTACTCTGCTAACGTCCCATTGGGGAATCTGACCCGAATACAGCAGTGATACCAACTCCCTAAACGATTTCGCCCATCCGATCTTCGAATCTGCCACGTTAATAACTGTATCGGTTTCATGGAATGTCTCTGCCACCTCTGGTAGTTTTTGTACGTACTGTCGCTCAACACTGTACCCTACTCCTGTACCACACATCAGCACGTACATCATCTCGTCAAACGCCTTGGGGTGGTCAATAGGTAGGTAGCTACAGTTGAACCCTGCTACGTTATCCCGGTCTAGCGCCTCTCCTGCGGTCATCAGTGCTCGCATAGAAGGCATTACGTCTAGGTCATGGATAGACTTGAACATCTCTGATACTTCAAAGTCATTTAGGTCAGCACGATCAACCCAATAGTTCACGTAGCGGTTTACTGTTTCTTCCCAAGTCTCCCTACGCTTTTCTTCTGGCAGGTAACGTGCGTACCGGGATTTGTGTATGTACTGCTGGTATGCGTCCATTGTTTCTCCTATGATATGCCTAACGTTTCATTTATAATTGCTTGCCCTGCTAACTGGAGTAACATATACACTCCGTCAGGGTACTGCTCGTTGGACGCAACTTCAAACACTTCTCCATCTTCGTACATAATAACAGCAACTTTTACTTGCTTGCCGTTTGCTTCGTAGTCCATAGCTTTTGCCGTGAACGTAGCAAGAAACTCTGATGTTTTAATGCTATCGTCTTGGTCCTTGTTTTTACCTCCAAACTTTCCTTCAATAACCTTCATTGACCATATCCTCTATTAACCAATCTAAATACTGTCGTGCTTTCCGTAAATCCTCAATTCCGTTCTTGTATTTATATCGGTGGAGATACTTCATCACGTTGCCTGAACAGTAGTCACCAAAGCCTGTGCCTAGCTGTTGCTTGATGTAATCTATTGCCTCAACTCCGCCCTTGTTGTAATGCTCCGGTTTTGTTACAGGGTTAGTGTGTCTGTCCTCTGGGTGGTACAGTTTTCCCGTTGCTGTCTTGCTTACGCTATCCCAATCGCTAGGTTTTGCGTTGTCAATACTCATGTGTCTCTTCCTCTAGGTCTTCTTGGAACTCTTCAATGTTCTTTAGAAGTTTGTCTTCAAATCTGTCTAGCAAGTCCTCTGCAGATATTTTGAGGGCTTCAACTAGATCATCAGGGTCATATAACCGCAACAGACGCTCCTTAATTTCTTCTAGTGTCAGAGACATAATCAACCAACTCCTTTAGTGTTCCTATATTATACCATAATATGTCGTATTTGTCACACCATTGAGCCATAGTATTTTTGGTACTTTTGCTCACTTTTTGATTAGGCTTCATTAGTACAAATATGAGTTCTTCGTTTTCTTTGAGGCACTGAATGATCGCTCTATACTTTTGCGTGTCTCCTGCACGAAAATATCCTTTGCACTCAATGTAGTAGACCCTTCCGTTAAGTTCGTACACAAAGTCTGGGGTGTACTTTCGTTCGATTCTGTAGTCGATCTGGCAAGGCTCGTAGTTAAAGCCAAACGGTTGTAACTGTGTTGCGACATCTTTTTCAAACTCCGATCTAAAGTTACCCAGCTTGGATTTCTGCGACTTTCGGCTCATTGACCACCTCTGTTAAATATCTGGGACCACTTGAGTAGATGAAGGTTCTTACTCCGGGCCAGCAAGTACGCTTGTAGGGACAGTACGAACAACCGACTGCGAGCTTTTTGTTTCCACTTTTGCCATCTGGTACGACTTCGTGGCAGTGCTCTGGTGCTTCCGGTTGCTCTACTAGCTTTTTTATGCGGTCAACGTGCTCCTCTATGTCGTAGCTTATCTTACTGTAAATAGGGGCTTGCGTGTCCTCTGTGTCGTACATAAGATACGTAAGATGGCCATTCTGTTTGTCCATTGCTAACCAGCCAAACTTGGTTTCACCCTCTGAATGTGCATATCCCTTAATTTGAGCAACGTATCCAAACGGATCATCATAAGCCAAACTTCCGTCTTTGAATTTTTTAAACCCAAAAGTTGAGACAGACTTAACATCAGTGACAACACCGTCAATTTTGCAGTCCATAGACCCCGTAATGCCACGCACTTCACACTTCTTTTGCTCATCAGTCACCTCGTGTCCTGAGACTCTAGTTAGAAATAAAAGCATCTCTTCAATCAGATGCCCGTACATAAACTTGACGTATGTGTTAGGAGTCATCTCCTCCTGCACATCCGGGTTATTCACCACGTTCCAGAGGTAACGGTCATCACGCCCAATGTTTGACATTCGCAGCTTACGTCCGTCACGCCTCTCTGTGAACAGGTTTGTCATCAGACGCTTACAGTTTTCACCAAAGCGATCAATTTCGTCGTACAGATCGACGCCCTCTGCAGGTTCTTTTTCCGACACTACTTTGTATATGTCGTCTACCAATGAGTAGAGTTTGTTCATGCTTGGTGCTCCACAAAACGACACTTACGGGTGTCTGGGTGAAAGTGCAGGTACTGAACGTTCAGCTTTTTCTGTATATCTGAGCGTCCGGTTAGGTTAGTGTTTCGGTTTGACTTAACATCAATAAACTTGACGTTGCCTTCTTTGTCTACGCAGATCATGTCTACTGGCCCGGTAGATCCAGAGTTTACAAAAACCTCGTAGCCGTTGTCCCACAACCACGTCACGGCGTAGAACTCTGCTATGTCACCTATCCTGTTGGGGTCCGTCACCTTTTCCATCAGTGTGTCTCCGTCCACGTTGATCCGACTTTGTACTCTCCGTCGAGGGGGCATCTGAGTTCAAAAGAAAGCCCAGCCGCCTTGATGCACTCCACTGCGAGCCAGCCGAACTTCTCTGCTTGTTCAGTAGCCACCTCCGATTGTATCTCGTCATGTACATTCCCCACGAACTTGTAGTCAATCTTGTGCTGTGTTGCGTAGTCATCCAGAAGCACTAGAGCCTTCTTCATAATGATAGCACCAGCGGCCTGTAGTAGCGTGTTTAATGCACTGTGTTCTGATCTGATCCAGAGTCGTCGTCCGTCGAGGCCAATGAGGTATCCTTTCCTAGAAGCCTGTCCAACTCGTTCTCGTAGACCTTCAAGAGCAGGTGTATTTCGTAAAAAGCGTGTCCTAAGCGCATTGCCATCCCTT